TCTCACTTTTACTTATTCCCACTGTAATACACGTCACACGTGCGTTAACAGGTGATCCAGGAAATAAGGGGTTTCTATTTAAATGGAACCCATAACCATTACGTAATATGGTTTACGCCACCCTTACGGAATTACACCGTAAGTATATCTCTTCGATTTGAGTGGAGAGATAAACACTATGCGCTATCGTGCGCACCACGCTCAAGTAGCAGATGCTGTAGCCCAAGGCACTATTGCCTCAAATGCTACCCTGTTCATGTAACCGTTTCCATTCGAAAGCTCGTTCAGCAATAGCTGGATCTGACTTCTGATAGCGACGGTCGCATCATCAACACGCTGTGTTGCGTTAGCTACTTCGGATGCTGACGGGCGAGACTCCTCTTCTGTCTCTATGATCCTATTCTTAGTATCAAAGGACTTCATAAGAGCCTCGTATAACGGCTTTATTACAGCCGAATTAACGTACACCCGGAACCCTGTTTCTGGGAACCGCTGGTTTGGTGCCACAACCGCACTTAACAAGTTTGAGAATTGCTGTCGAACAGTGTCTCTCCCAGCTTGTGTTTGATACGATTGTGACAACGCTGCCACACATTGATTAAGCATTGGTGTGGGCTCCGCCCACACCGTTGCGAAGTACTGGTACTGATTCGGGTTCGTGATGTTGTAGGACATTTTCTTCTTTTAAATATAACGAATTAGGACCGGCGTATCTCTCCGGTCTATACTTATTCTTACTTACTACATCCTTATCTCCAATCTTCCTCTTCTTCTTTCTGAAATTGTCAACCGCTTTAAATGCTGCAACCGAATCGACGAATTCGTCAACAACACCTTCGAAACCTTCGACGTCCGGATCACTTATCGCGACGACCTTTTCCCTCAAACCCTTCATAATAACATTATTAGCGAGCATAGCAACGGAAACTGCTTCCAGCGCTAACGGCTGCCATCCCGCTTCTATTTTTACATCTTGGATACGTACGTGAACCTGCCACGGTTTCCTCTTCGCGTCCGCTGTTGTTACAAAGTAGTTTGGAACCAGCTTGAACTGGAACCTCTTACTCTTCGCGGCGGCTCTGTACGTGCCAATCACACACTCCTTTGAGTTAAGCAACCGCTTGTCAATTACGCTTATCGTTACACCACCTTTGACAAAGTCTGGTACTAGCCACTCTCCAGTAAAAACAGCCCCTAAAATACCCACATATCTATACTTATCTAATGGCACATCAATTAATAGATCAATATCACACAAAGATTCAGAATCATTAACAGATATAATATCCTTAGTACTAATAGACACAGTCTTTAACCTCGTCAGAGCCTTCGGGAGAATCTTTTCCTTTTTCGAAAGATAAAGGAAATCGCTCACCTTAGGTTCGTACGAAACTATCGACATTATCAAACAGAGAACAAATCTCTAAACAACCTCTTATCTGACAAATACTTAATTATACTACAAAAAGCAAACGATCCGCCTACCGCGGTTTTATGAACCTCGGCAACGGCCTCATCTAACTGTGAAAAATACGCGCAATTATTTAAGTTACTAGCTACATCACACAAAGACTCACGTAACTCCTCTAAGTGAACAGTATCTCTAATATGTTTACAACCTAACTTAGATATTAATTTAAGCGGATCGTAATATACAATGGCTCCTCTATCGTGATGAATAACATAACGGCCACAGAAATAACCGTACTTCTTTCTAAAAAGCTTTGCCTCAAAATTCCACATAAGATTTGCTCCCGCTTGAATGTCGGGCAAGTCCAAACCTTTGGGAATGTACACCAAACTGTCGTCTCCACAAAAGGCTGCCTTAATCACCTTATCCATCGGAATCATCGAACTCAGACAAGCCGCGATAATAATGGTATTGCCAATGAAAGTTGACACATCACCACTTTTCCTTTGGTACCAAAGACATGTCTTGATTCCCGCCGTATAGTCCTTCAGAGTCGTTTTCCTGTGACCCTGCTTCCACACCTCGGCTAGCCATTCGTCAATCCCTAGCTTCTCCCAGATCTTGTATTCTACAGCACAGTGGAACTCGTTCTGCGACTTGTCATACTTTGAAATGTCGAGTTCCAGAATTTCCATCGCCTGCGTCGAGTCTAAGTCGGAGAAGAAATCTTCAACTTGTGCCGGTGCTCTTCTGGTGTAAAACAGAAACTTGGAAGAGTCCACTCTTTCGAGCAACATCCTCGTAAGCTCCGAAAACATAGGACCGAAGATTGCATTGATCTTTTTTGAATGATAGACTATTGTCTGCAGAGCAGGATATTCATCTTGAATGCTCAAGTCTAACTTTTGCTTGGGTTGGCTCTTGATCATATGCTTGTACTCATCAACTGCCGGCAAATCTACGAAATTGAAGTCCGCAAGCTGACCAACTGTAGACGGCTCTTGTTTCGAGAGCCATCTAGAAAAACTTTGCCTCGTCATGGTCATCTCATGTGTACCGCTAAGTTCCTTGTCAATGTACGCATCCCAAAACTTTTCAACTACAAGTGACGCAGTATCCTCAATATCGATCGTCCCTGTTAAGTCTGGTGCATTCATGTTTCTTTTAATCATAGCAACGAGATTCTCAAGCAAACCCGCCGTTCTCGGCATTTCTGCCGCAGTTCTTATTTTTGGCTTGAGAAAATCAGGTCGCTCCCTTGGAAGTTGCACAGACTTGGAGAAGTCGATTCTGCAATCTTTGACGTTTAAGGAAATATCCCTCAAATTCATTGTAACAGCATCAAATTCGTTAAGAATAGTGCTGTTCCCAGGAAGAAGAGTGTCATAGTAAAATTGCATGTCACGCCAATCTCCGGATTTGGGAGTCTGAACGAACAAATTCGTTCCCTTGAATACTGCATCAATCTGTAATTGCTATTGAACCCCTGCGTCTACCTTGTACATTTCAAGAATGAAATTAGACAACTTCTCCATTTCTGAAATCACATTCACCATCGGATCCAACACAACGGTGTAATATCTACAACGCACCGTGTGTCTCGTCAACGCAACTAGAACGTGCGGTGATGCTCTTGAAATAATCTCTAACGGAGTAGATGTCAGTCGTACAACGGCGGTCTTTTCATACGTCTCCCCTTGTACCTCGTGCACTGTGTTCACATCTTTGTAACCCTTTTCTAGCAGTTCAAACTTGTCGGCCTGAGTGAAGGTTAAAATTTTTCCCTCCAACGGCAAAGTAATAGGGTTAAACGCGCCTTTCCCTCTCACTACTTCTGCATTCACGGACCTTTCAACAGCGCTAGTGCATAACACGGCACCGTCGTACTTCTTGTTAAGGAAGTACGTGACATCTGCCGGACACCTCAATGTGACTCTTCGGACTTCCTTCTCGTTCACTTCAAGCTTCGCAAAATGTGCAGGATATGGAAAGTTAGCAACTCTGCAGATGAACGGAATTTGTTGTGTGTCACCGTACACGTACGCAACATCACAGTGTGACAGCAGTAGCAAAAAGTTAACGCAACCTGTGTGCAACATTAATCCTTCGTCGATAAACAACCTCTTGAACTCTCTTCTCGGAGGGTGCATTAGGAAGGAATCTACGGTTCGCACATTGTCCTTGTCTGCCCTTATCACGCCGGCGTGGTTTGCTCTTCGAATGATCATCTTCGATGCTTCCTTCCCAGGAACCAAAATCAGATCCTCAGAAAAGTTTACCTTCTCGATAATCTCCTTCGTTTTTCCACAACCGGGAACCCCATCAACTAATATCACTTTCGCAGATGGTTCCGGGGGTTCTCCATTGACACAGCACGACGTCAACGTTTTTAGTTTTCCCATATCAGAGTACACTAATGAATCGCTCGACACGGCCACCCTGAACCATGTGTTATCGCAAACCGGCTTTCCGTCATCCCAGTTGAGCAACACAATCACCAACTTGTGATTTGCGTCCTCTGCAACTCCCCACGCATGGCTCTTAGCGTTGGGTTTGAGTAACCAGCGTCCTCTTCTGACATCCCACACTCCTGATTTCTCCTGCGATTCTGGATCAGCGCCATGAACATCTCTGAGCACTTTGCAGAGATTCGAGACTGTAGCTGACAACGATGCGCTCAAGTAATCGATATAGTTCTTCATCTGTTGAACTTTAATCGATCCAGTGTACACCGCAGACATCATAGCTCCCCTCTTTACTGCATCAACACTCTTTAGATGGAAATCAGCGATGTCCACATCTAACTTGTCGAAACCACCACTCTTCGGACACATTCCATATGCCGGTACCGAACCTTCAACCAAGTTTTTCACGCACGGGAAAGGAGCGTCGTTTTTCAAGCTCAACACATCTTCGCGCTCCGAACTTGTTTTCTCCACGGATTTGAGTGATTCAGAAATTTCCTCTTCTGTAGGCTTCTTAAAGGGCAACGTCAACTCACACTTCATAATTGCCACTACCACTTTCGCCGCCACATCCGGATCCACACTCTTCTGCTGACACAAAGACTTGAATGCCTCTAAGTCGAAAGAATCGAGGTTTTCGAGAACTGATAACTCGGATAATGCATTGTAATACTTCTCGGATTCTTCCAGAGGCTTGGAAAGGTCGCACGATTGAAACTCCTCTGCCTTTTTATACTGTAGCACCAATCTATCGGAAAAGGTACAATACAGTTCGGGGATCTTAATCTCTAAGGCCTCCTCCGCCACTTTTACAAACCCACCTCGCACAAGTGTCTCCTTAACCGAAGGGATAACTCCGGCTAATGCGTCGCAGAGACTTGACCAAATCAGCTCTTTGGTGGATCTGTCGAACTTCTGGAACTTCTTCAGGATTATTTCGTCCTGTATATGACCCAACTTCGTTATGAGGAAAAATGTCATTGCTAATGGACCTAGAATTGCCTTATCTGTGTCCCATTCAGATCTGGCTGTAACACCGTTAATTATGAC